TATAATAAGAACTATAGTTATTCCTAAGTATATATATTATTAATTATAATTGTAGTATATATACTTTAGTTTAACCTAAGTTACAACAAAAGGAGAAGCCTATGGCGAAAGAAAGTTTAGTTATCGATGGTGAAGTAGGGTTTTGTCATCTCACTGAGACTGACAAGCTACCTGATGGAAAGGACACAGAAAGGTACACCATTACTTTGAACTTGGACGAAGAAACCAAAGACTTATTGCAGTCTAAGGGAGTCATCGTTAGAGGTCTTGAAGAGGGTCGTCCTTTCAGAAAGTTTGCCACTAAATTTCCAATGCAGGATACCATAAAGGAATGGAAAGAAGGCGAATTAGTCCCTGTGGAGCCTGAAAGATGGTTGGTCAGAGATGAAAACGACGAAAGGTTTGAAGGGGAACTTGAGTTTCCTTGGAAAGCCAGGGTTGAAGTTGATCTTGGACTACCTCATCCACAATGGGGTGTCACAACCTACTTAAAACAGGTTAAAATCTTGGAGCGTGTAGAAAAGCAAAGTAGTTCTTCCTATGCAAACCTATAGAACCGACAGTAAACTCATCGGTAAGGGACCATGCGATCAGTGTGGTTCCTCCGATGCACTTGCTATCTATGATGACCACGTTCATTGCTTTAGTGCTGGCTGTGGTTATCATAAGATGGTTAATTATGACCCTGAAAAAACCACTGGATTTAACATTGACAAGCTCAGAAATGAAGTCCAATGTGATCTGGACAATGGTTGGTTTGGGAAAAGGAGCGAAATGTTTACAGAAAAAGTGGATACAGCCGTCTGTGCTGCTATTTCAGACAGGAAAATCACTCAGGAAACCTGTAAAAAGTACGATGTCAAGGTAAATTATGACGTTAGTGGAGAAATTGACACTCATTATTACCCTTACAAGGACTTGGACACTGGTGAGAACATTGGATTTAAGGTTAGAAAAGTAAAATTAAAGGATTTTCATTTTTCGGGAGGTGTAGAAAACGTAGGTTTTTTTGGTCAGACCACGTGCAAAGGCTCCGGTAAGTTTATTACCATAACTGAAGGAGAACTTGACGCACTGGCAGTTAGCCAAATGTTTGACAATCGTTGGGACGTAGTGAGTTTGCGTGGTGGAGCTGGAGCGGCAGTTAGAGAAGTCAAGGAACAGTTGGAATTTTTGGAAAATTATGAAAATGTAGTTCTTTGTTTTGACAACGACAAGGCAGGACAGACTGCCATTGACGCAGTTAAGGACATTTTTAGCCCTAATAAGTTAAAAATATGCAAGCTACCCTCCAAGGACGCTTGTGACATGCTACAGGACAACAAAGTCAAGGCATTTCAGGAAGCTTGGTGGGCTAGTAAAACCTATCAACCAGACGGTATTGTAGCTGGAGTGGACACCTGGGAGGCAATCACAGGTAAAATTAAAGTTAAATCAATAGCTTACCCTTGGACCGGACTAAATGGTTACACCAAGGGTTTCAGACCCTTTGAACTTGTTACTATTACAAGCGGTAGTGGCATGGGAAAGTCCCAGATGGTCAGGGAAATGGAGCATTATCTCTTACAAAGCACTGAGGACAACATTGGTGTTATTGCTCTTGAGGAAGATATTTCCAGAACTGCATTAGGTATAATGTCAGTTGAAGCTGATTGCCCCTTGCATCTTGAGGAGGAATTGGATGCGGAAACAGTCAAACCTTATTGGGATTCTACCCTTGGAACTGGCAGGTTTTATTTATTTGACCATTGGGGGTCCACTTCGGAAGATAACTTACTATCAAGAATCAGATTCATGGCAAAGGCACTTGACTGTAAGTGGATCATCTTGGACCACTTATCTATAGTGGTTTCTTCACAGGAAACTGACGATGAGCGTAGAGCGATTGACGCAATCATGACTAAGCTTAGGTCTTTGGTTCAGGAACTTGGTGTCGGTTTGTTTTTAGTTTCTCATTTAAAGAGATCAACAGGTAAAGCTCATGAGGACGGTGGTAGAATAAGCCTAAGTGAGTTACGTGGATCTCAGGCAATAGCTCAGTTAAGTGACATTGTAGTTGGCCTTGAAAGGGACCAACAGGACGAAGACGAAGAAAAAAGAAACACTACGACAGTCAGAGTATTGAAAAACAGGTACACTGGCTTGACCGGAGTAGCTTGTCGTCTTCAGTACAATAGGCACACCGGACGATTGGCTGAGGTGGTATGATTTATTTAGACATAGAAACTGACGGATTGAACCCAACTAAAATATGGACGGCTGTTACACGCCAGGACGGAGGTGTTTTAGTACACTATACCCCAGACACCCTTTCAGACGCTCTACAAGGCTCAGAGAAGGTAATTGGGCATAACCTAATAGGATATGACCTTCCTGTGTTAAAATCGCTCTGGGGCGTTTCTGTGGCTCCTGAGAGGGTAGTGGACACTTTGGTGCTTTCCAGACTAGCTAACCCACAGAGGGACAAAGGACATTCCCTGCGCTCTTGGGGAGAAAGACTAGGCTTCCCTAAAGGGGACTACGACGATTGGACACAGTGTTCTCAGGAAATGGTTGATTACTGTATTCAGGACACGGCTGTTACTGAGAGAGTGTATTTGGAGTTATTTGATGAGCTGGCAGAGTTTTCTCAGGAATCCATAGACTTAGAACACAAGGTTCAGTTCATTATTCAACAACAGATTAGAAATGGCTGGTTCTTTGACGAAAGAAAAGCTTATTCCTTACTGGCTGAACTTAAAGAAAAGCAAGTAGAGCTTGAGGATAAGGTCCACAGGGTTTTTAAACCTAAACTGGTTAAAATAAAAACTGTCACTCCAAAGTTAAAGAAGGACGGAACCTTGTCCAAACAAGGGTTGACTGAGGAAGAGTTTTGCAAGGTTAGTGCTAGACCCTTGGACAAACTGACTGAACCTTTTGACCGTTGTAAACTTCAGGAGTTTAATCTAAATTCCAGAAAACAGATTGGTGAGTACTTGCAGGAATTTGGATGGAAACCTTCAGTATTTACTGAAACAGGACAAGCCCAGGTTGATGAAAAAATATTGGAGACAGTTAAGGGAATACCGGAAGCCAAGTTAATTTCTGAATTTTTGATGTTACAGAAAAGAACTGGACAAGTTCAAGGGTGGCTTGACGCATTGTCCCCTACAACTGGCAGAATACATGGTAAGGTAAATTCCAATGGGGCTGTAACGGGTAGAATGACTCATAATTCTCCTAACACCGCTAACACGGTAGCTTCCTACAGCCCCTACGGTAAAGAGTGTCGGGAATGTTGGACTGTTCCCGAAGGTTACAAACTTGTGGGTATGGATGCGAGTGGTTTGGAGTTGCGTATGCTTGCTCATTACATGGACGACAAGGAGTATACTAATGAATTGGTCACGGGAGACATACACACAACAAATCAACGACTTGCGGGACTTGAATCACGAGATACAGCGAAGACTTTTATCTATGCCCTTCTATACTCAGCCGGAAATGAGAGGCTTGGGCAGGTGGTTGGAGGAAACGAAAAAACAGGTAGAAGACTTAGAGAGCGTTTCAACGATAATCTTAAATCATTTGGAGTACTTAGAGAAAGAGTACAAAGCGAAGTTAATGATGGATCACAAATGGTAATTGAAGGCTTGGACGGTAGGAAGCTTCACATTAGGTCACAGCACAGTGCCTTAAACACTTTACTTCAGAGTGCTGGAGCTTTGGTAATGAAACAAGCTTTGATTTTATTGGATGAATACGCTAAACTGTGGGGTTTAGATTTTAAATTTGTAGGTAACATACATGATGAGATCCAAACGGAGGTAAAAGAGGATCAGGCTGAGAAATTTGGCATACTTGCCGTGGAATGTTTGATAGCGGCGGGTAACCACTTTAACCTTAACTGTCCCTTAGCAGGGGAATATAAAATTGGAGACACTTGGTATGAAACACATTGAACACAGTCCTTCAAGAATTGGTGATTTAGCGGAACACTACGCAATTACTTGGCTTTGGGACAAAGGTTATCATGTTTTTAAGAATTCAGGCTGTACTGGTCCGATTGACATTATTGCTCTGAAACCTTCCGGTGAATTAGTTTACATTGACGTTAAGTCCTACAAGGACGGAAGGCTATCAGCAAGGACTCCACAACAGAAAAAGCTAGGTGTTCAGTACTTGCATTACAATTCAAAGACAAGAAAATGTCGCTTTGTGGACCACAGAAAATGAAAACAGTAGAAACATTAATTGAAGACATCTACAGCTTAGTGAAGACTAAACGTGTAGATAAGGAAGTGGACGCTGAAGCGGAGATAGAACGCTTTGGGGAAGCCATGAAGGACTTAATGCGTAAGGAGTTTGTCAACAGAGGTTGGGACGCCAGGAAACTACGCTTGTCAAACATAGGGCGTAAGGACAGGTTTCTTTGGAATCACTACAAAGGTCTTCCAAAGGAAAAGATAGAGCCACACACTTTGGTTAAATTTCTTTACGGACATTTGATTGAAGAGTTGTTGTTATTCCTTACTAGGATGGCAGGACACTCCGTCACTGACGAACAGAAGAAATGTGAAGTTGAAGGAATTCAAGGAAGCATGGACTGTAGAATTGACGGTGTGGTGACTGACGTTAAGTCAACCAGCTCCTTTGGTTTTAAAAAGTTTAAGGACGGTTCCTTGGCCTTTGACGATTCCTTTGGTTACATTGACCAGATAAAAGCTTATTCACACTCCGAAGGTGAAACCAAGTTTGGTTGGCTGGCAATGGACAAACAAAATGGACACCTTACTTTCCTACAGTACGACCTTGAGAATACTCAGGCTCCAGTGTACGAAGTTTTAAAGGAAGACATTGCTGAAAGGATTAGGCACGTAAAGGAAATGGTCACTTCCAAAGAAGTTCCTGACTACTGTTACGAGACTGTTCCAGACGGTAAATCAGGCAATATGAAACTAGCAATAGGATGTTCTTATTGTCAATTTAAAAAGACCTGCTACCCAGAACTTAGGACTTTTCTTTATAGTACTGGACCCAGGTTTTTGACGGAGGTAAAGAATGAGCCGAAAGTCCAAGAAATCTTTTAAGCCTACTTTTAGGTCAGGTCTTGAAAAGACATTTGCCGTTCTTTATCCTAAAAAGGATTTTGTTTATGAGCCTTATGACGTTCCCTACATTACTAAGAGAACTTATAAACCTGATTTTGTACATAAACCAACTGGTAAAATGATTGAATGTAAGGGTTACTTCAGACAGGGGGACACGCTGAAGTACAAGTCAATAAGAGACTGCTGTGACAAAGAATTGATTTTTGTCTTGTCCGATCCTTTTAAAAAAGTAAGGAAGGGAGCAAAGATTACTATGGCTCAGTGGTGTGACAAAGAAAATTTTAAATATTTTACCGTTCAACAAAAAGATGAGTTAATGGATTATGTCACTAACAATGAGTGAAATAAAAGAAAAACTTCTTGAAAGATATGAGGTTGATGATTTAGTTGAAGCTCTTGAAGTAACTAGTGAAGAACTTCTTGATCGTTTTGAGGATAAACTTATTAACAGGCTGGACATTTTTGAAGAAGATTTAAAGGAAGAAACAACACAGGAGGTTTATACTGATGAGCATTGATGACGCAACACCTCAGGAATGGGACGCTATGAATCGAAGTAGGCTAGGTGCTAAAAAGATGGGAGAAAACTACGCTGAATTAATTAATATAGCTAGTACTGACTCTAAAAATTATGATCCAGTAACAAAGCCCATTCACTATAATAATGGAGACATTGAAGCCATAGAATACATCAAACAACAGCTAGGTAGTGAATTTCATGCTTATTGTTATGGAGCTGTAATGAAGTATTTACACCGCTACCGTTACAAGGACGGACTACAGGACTTGAAGAAAGCGAAGTGGTACTTAAAGCAAATGATCTTGGACATGGAGCAACAGGAGAGTTTAGAGGATGATTGACGATTATTTAGGTATTCAAATAGATTATTCCAAGGAGGAGAACTTAAATGATTTTTCCTTGGACACACTAAAGGACAGATATTTTTGGAAGGATGAAACACATGCTCAACAGGCTTTGGCTAGGGCTTCTGTATACTGTGCAACTTATCAAGGAGTTGTTGACTACGATCTTGCACAGCGACTTTATGACTACTCAAGTTCGCATTGGTTCAGTTACAGCACTCCTATCCTTAGCAACGCAGGAACGAGTCGTGGTTTACCTATCAGCTGCTTTCTTAATTACGTTCCTGATTCAAGGTCTGGTTTATCTAATCACTACGACGAAAATATATGGTTGGCAAGTGGAGGTGGAGGCTTGGGTGGATGTTGGAGTAGTGTTAGAAGCAATGGTGTTCCTACTTCTAACGGCAGTGAATCTACTGGTAGCATACCATTTATGCACATAGTTGACTCACAGATG